CATACTCCTCTAACACAGGAAGGTCCTGGCTTTCAACCTATAGGAAATCCTAATAAAAGTAACGAATTAAATAGAGGAAGACAAGTTTCATTTGATGGAGATACTACAAAACCTTTATCAATTGGAATTCAAGATATTGATGAATCTATTTTATATTACTTTACTAATGTAATTAAACCCTTTGTTATACAAAATGGTACCAGAATTCCTGTTCCTATAATTTATGGTTCCCCTGAAAAATGGAAATCATTTCAAAAAGATGGATATTATAGAGATGTTAATGGAAGAATAATGATGCCTCTTATAATGTTTAAAAGAGATAGCATTGATAAAGTAAGAACAATAGCTAATAAATTAGATGCAAATAATCCTAATAACGTAGCATTATATAGAAAAAAATATAGTCCTAAAAATGCTTATGATAATTTTAATGTATTAAATAATGTTGTTCCCCAAAAAGTAAATTATGCAGTTATAGTACCTGATTATATTACTTTAACCTATAGTTGTGCTATTAACACTTACTATATGGATCAACTAAATAAAATTGTTGAAGCAATTGAATACGCTTCTGACTCATATTGGGGTGATCCTTCTCGTTTCCAGTTTAGAGCGATGATTGATTCTTTTGCCATACAAACTGAAATCTCAGACAGTGCAGAAAGAGTAGTAAGTAGTACATTTAGTATTAAAATGAATGGTTATATTATTCCTGATGTAATACAAAAAGATTTAACTGCATTGAAGAAGCTTCAAGATGTAGTTAAAGTAAGAGTCACAGAACAAGTTGATTTACGTTCAACAGGAATATCTTATCCTTTAGAAAGAAAATGGATTATGGCCTCAGGATTTTGGAATGATAATGGTTATTGGGATGATGCTTCAGTTTGGATAGACTAATAAAAGTTTATATATTTATAGAAAATAAAATTTATGGTAACAAAACCTCTAACTCCTGAAGAAATTAGTTTTTTAAAATCTCTTCAACAAAAACGAAATCAATTAGTAGAACAATTTGGAATTATTGAATTTAGAATTCAAGAAATTAATCTTCAAAAAGAATTTCTTAAAGAAGAATTAAAAAAAATAAGGCAAGAAGAAATTAAAATAGGTGAATCTTTACAAAAAAAGTATGGTGAAGGAGCAATTAATCTTGAAAAAGGAGAATTTATAAGCAACTAATACTTTTAAAAAGTTTCACCATATTTATAATAAAATCAAATAATACATAACAATGGCAGAAACTTTAATATCACCAGGCGTCTTAGCAAGAGAAAATGATTCAACTTTTGTAGCAAAAAGACCAGTTAATGTCGGAGCAGCTATTATAGGACCTACAGTAAAAGGTCCTGTTGAGGTTCCAACAGTAGTAACTACATATAACGAATTTGTAAACAAATTTGGAACTACTTTTTTAAGTGGTAGTGAAGATGACCAAAAAACATATTCTTATTTTACTTCAATAGCAGCATACAACTATTTTGTTAATGGAGGTCTTTCATTATTAGTAGCTAGAGTAGTATCTGGTTCTTATTTACCTGCCACTGCTTCAATTTTTACTGATAAAACAGCTACTACAGCTTCTGCTAATTTAAACATTACTCCATTTCATACTGAAGCATCTGTATTTTCAACCGCTTCTGTTACTTTAGATATTACTCCATTTTATAATGAAGTAGTAGCTATAGATTCTAGCTCATTTATTATTAATAACATTACTTTTACAATTACTTCAAGTAATACAGAAGTAAATACTTCTACTGTAATATTTGTTCCTTCAGGATCTAATGCTATTACTACTGCTGCAAATGTTGTATTATCATTAAATAATAGTTCTTCTATATCTCCTTATAATACAGATTTACAATATATAACTGCTAGTAATACTTCAGCTACTTTAGAATTATTTTCTTTAACAGGTGCTGTAGGAAATTCATATTATATAGACTCAGCTAGTATTACTTCTTCATTTTCTGGAGGTGCAGGACCAAGCTCAAGTTCATTTTCTGTTAATGGTATTACTTTTACCTTAACTGGAGATGTTTTATCAAATACTTCAAATACAATTTTTGTTCCAACTGGTTCCTCGGCTACAAATTCTGCTATTGCTTTAGCAACAGCATTAAACGCTAGCTCTTCAATAGCTCCATATAGTGCTTCATTACAACATGTAATTGCAAGTAATACAACTAATACTTTGGATTTATTTTCATCAAATGGATTAACTGGAAATAGCTATTACATAGTATCTGGTAGTGTTACTACTTATTTTACTGGAGGTACTAATCATGCAGCATTTGTTGTAGAAACTCTTTCTGAAGGAGCTCTTATGAATAGTAATGGTCCTACAGGATCTAATAACATATTATTAAGTGGTTCAGCTGATAATCTAAGATGGCAAATTGTTAATTCTAGTAAAGATAATGGAACTTTTGATTTGTTAGTTAGAAGAGGAGATGATAATAGTTTACAACCTACTGTTCTTGAAACTTGGACTAACTTAAATTTAGATCCCAATTCTCCAAACTATGTAGCAAGAGCAATTGGTAATCAAGTTGAAGCTTATGATCCAACTGATAATCAAATGGAAGTTAATGGAGAGTTTGCTGTTAGATCTAATTATATTAGAATAAAACAAGTAAATTATACAACTCCTAATTATTTTGATAATAATGGAGTAGCTAAACCTCAATATACTGCTTCTTTACCTGTAAATTCTAATGGTGCATTTGGTGGAGCTGAAGGAACTGTTAGAGGTGGTGCTAATTTTTATCATACTATTGATAATAATGATACTCAAGGATTAATATCTGATAATTATAATAATATGATTAGCTTATTAGCTAACACGGATGATTATAAATTTAATATATTAATGACTCCTGGTTTAGTTGATGCTTTCCCTTCTCATACTGGTAAAATTTCAACTCTTATTACTAATACTCAAGATAGAGGAGATAACATTTATATTATTGACCCAGTAGGATATGGTACTAGCTTACCAGCAGTTGTATCTCAAGCAGCTTCTCGTAACACTTCATATGCGGCTGAATATTGGCCATGGTGTCAAATACTTGACCCTAGTTCAGGAAATTTAGTTTGGGTTCCGGCTTCAACTTTAATACCTGGAGTTTATGCATTAAATGATACTGTAGCTGAACCATGGTTTGCACCAGCAGGTATAAACAGAGGTGGTTTAGGTCAAGTAGTTAGAGTAGAACAAAAACTATCACAAGCTAATAGAGATGCTTTATATAATGGAAAGGTAAATCCAATTGCTACATTCCCTGGATCAGGTATAGTAGTATATGGTCAGAAAACATTACAAACTAGAGCATCTGCTCTTGATCGTGTAAATGTTAGAAGATTGTTGATTGCTCTTAAATCATATATTTCTCAAGTAGCTCTTAATTTAGTATTTGAACAAAATACAATTGCTACAAGAAATCAATTCTTAGCACAAGTTAATCCATATTTAACAAGTGTTCAACAAAGACAAGGATTGTATGCATTTAAGGTAGTAATGGATGATTCAAACAATACCCCAGATGTAATTGATCGTAATGAGTTAATTGGTCAAATATATTTACAGCCTACTAAAACTGCTGAATTTATTTATCTAGACTTTAACATTACTCCAACTGGTGCAACTTTCCCTGGATAAAAGTTTGAGAAATTAAATATGTATAATAAATTAAAAAAATAAAGAAAAAATGGCAATTTTATCACCCAATGAAATATTTTTCACAGCGTTTGAACCTAAGGTAAAAAATCGCTTTATAATGTATGTTGATGGTATTCCTTCATATACTATTAAAAAAATAGGTGCTGTAGGTGTAACAATGGATGAAATCGTATTAAATCATATTAACGTTTACCGTAAAATTAAAGGTAAAGCTAAATGGGATGATATAGAAATGACATTGTTTGATCCTATCACTCCTTCAGGAGCTCAAGCAGTAATGGAATGGGTTCGTTTACATCACGAATCTGTTACAGGCCGTGATGGTTACTCTGATTTTTATAAGAAAGATTTAACTATTGATATTTTAGGTCCTGTAGGTGATATCGTTAGTGAATGGATTATTAAAGGTGCATTTATTAAATCAGCTAAATTTGGTGATTATAGTTGGGATGATGAAAATGCAGCTCAAGAAATCACTGTTAACTTAGGAATGGATTATTGTATCTTAAATTTCTAATTTAATAAAAATAAAATTAAAGAAAGCTCACTTAAATTTGGTGAGCTTCTTTATTTTTCGTATATGTATAATAGAACAATAAGTTACATTAAATAAAATCTATGGAAAAAATTATTTCAACAGAAATTATCGAATTACCTTCAAAAGGTCTTCTTTACCCTGAAAGCAATCCTTTATCAAGTGGTACAATTGAAATGAAATACATGACAGCTAAGGAAGAAGATATCCTTACTAATCAAAATTACATTCAAAAAGGTATTGTTTTAGATAAACTACTTCAATCTTTAATTGTATCTAAAATTGACTATAACGATTTAGTTGTAGGAGACAAAAATGCTATAATGGTGGCGGCTCGTATTTTAGGTTATGGTAAAGATTATTCATTTGAGTACGATGGACAAGAATACACAGTCGATTTATCTCTTATTGATAATAAACCTTTTGAACATTCAAATAAAGGAGTTAATGAATTCAGTTATACTTTGCCGACTACAAACGCAAACATTACTTATAAAATCCTCACTCACGGTGATGAACAGAAACTTAATACTGAAATAGAAGGTGTTAAAAAGATTAATAAAAATGCTTCTCCTGAATTATCAACAAGATTAAAGTATATGATTACTTCTGTTAATGGAGATAGAGAAACTAAAACTATTAGGGAATTTGTAGATAATCATCTTTTAGCTCGAGACTCTCGGGATTTAAGAAAACACATCAAACAAACCCAACCAGACGTAGATCTGACTTTTTTTCCCGAAGGAAGTACCAATAGAATTGACATCCCAGTTGGGGTTAAGTTTTTTTGGCCTGACTTCTGAAACAGCAACTATAGTTAGAGCTAATTTGTTTACTCAAATACATGAAATAGTATTTCATGGTAAAGGCGGATATGACTGGCATACTATTTATAATATGCCACGTTGGCTCCGCCAATTTACTTTTAATAAAATAGATGAATTTTATAAAAAAGAAAATGAAGAATATGAAAATGCTAAAAATGGTGGCTCAAGTAAATCTACTTTGATAGATCCATCTGGTAAAATCAATAGGGAAAATTGGAAAAGTGTTCCTAAACCAATAACTCCAAACAA